GTGGCTAGGTGCTGGACGGTATCAGGCTCGAGGCAGACCCCTGATAGGTTGGCAGGGCCGCTGTAGATGCCGCGGATAGTGTAGAGCGGGTTGTAGAGCCAAGGCGCATCGCTGTCCGTCCGGTCATCGTAGGCAGCGGCAGGAGCCCTGGTGCAGAACCCTGCCTCTGTCATTGTCTCAGTGATGTGCTCTGCCAGCCGCTGGCCTCCATGGCTGCGCCGGTCATAGAACATCCAGCTGAGAGACTGGCCACCTGGCACGCTGTTGAGGTGCGCTGCGCAATAGGCCACAGGCACACCAGGCCGCGCCGCTGCCTCCTGGCAGGCCCACTCATGCCACGTTGAATATGGGCGCCCCTCGCACCGCAGCACCTCCACCCCATGCGCTGCCAGCACTGAGGCCATGGCATCCAGGTAAATGGGCGTCAGGTGGTATTCACGCTCCCAGGTGGCCAGCACGCCATCACCATCCAGGTCTACCGCGGCCCCTGTGCTGCTCTCACTGTGCTGCCTGTGGAGTATCACCACCATCAGCGCAGAGCCCCAGCGAGCGCCAGCACGCTGGCTGCATCACACTCAGCCTCTAGGGCTGTCCTGATAGCCTCAGAGTGTCCATTATTGCCAGGCAGCCCAGCCAGCACAGCGCGGAAGGCTTCGCATAGCTCCTCATCTGAGGCGCTGCTTAGTGGGGTGGCGCCTCGATACCTGAGCACCACCTCACCGAACATCTCATCAATACCAGGGCTGGCGTCTGCCTGCGCGGGATAGGTGCCCACAATGGCAGAACAGCTGACTATCTCGAACTCCATCAGGACCCCCCAAAAACGATAATACGCTCAAGATTGCAGGTGATGCCTTGGCCATAGATGACAATGACCCGGTGCCACATATTGCCAGACCACAGGCGGCTAGCACTGGTGGACGCCAGCACGCCAGCTGAGCGGGTGAAATTTCGTTTTGTTAGGCTCATGCGGTTTGGCACCAACACAGAATCAGCATCGCTGCGCCCTTGCACCGCTACATCATCCACCACCAGGCCTATGCGCGCGGCGGTAGGGGCGCCAGTCTTGGCGGTGGCGTAGCCGCTCATAACATGGGCGCTGCCATTCCAATAGCCAATTCGGTCGCGCCAGATGGTGCCGGAATAGTTAACCTCTCTGAGCACATCGCCAGCAGTGAACGCGCCCGTTGTGTTGCTCATTGCATCCAGCCGGAAGCCATCGCCAGTGCCAATGCTGGCGATGCTCCAGATATAGACCACCTCACACACATCAGCATCATCTAGGTGGGGCCGCACATCCCAGTCTGCGCGAGGATAGCCGCTTGTCACAACGTATTCTATACCAGCCCCGCCATTATCAAGCTCCCAGGTTGAACAATCGTCATTGTCGCGGGTGATTATGGTTAGATTATTGCCGCCCACCAGTTCCATGACAGAACCATCCAGCACCTCTGTGCCTGCCCCGTTGGCGACAAAGTCTACTTTTGTGCCGGTATAAGCCTTGAAGTCCCAGTCTCTGAGCACCTTGTGTGTAAGGCCTGTGCCTGTGGCGCCCTGCGGCTGTTGGGTGCCGCTAGCGCTCAGGCGCGCCACCAGGGGTATGATAAGGCTCCTGCCATCAGCGTCGGTGATGGTCATAGGGAACCAGTAGACTCCATCCTGGTCTGTGACAATATCAGGGCTAGACGTGGTTCCGTCAACCACCACGTTGGCGGCCCCTGCTGGCTTTGTGAGCGCCCCTGCTGAAAAGGTATAAGGGGCGGCGCCACCAGATGGCACCAGCGTCCATGTGGCCGTCCCAGCGGCGGCCTGGGCGATGGGGTTGCCACCGCTGACCGAGATAGAAAGCTCCTGGGTCCCAAACCCTGTGGCCCTAGTGCTAGGCATATCAGGCCCCGCGACTTTCAAACATTACAGAAACCGTAGCCGTGCCACTCTGAGCAGCCACAAACACACGGTCAGACATCGTGACCCCAGCGTGAACAGGCCCCCCAGCTGCGCGCCCGATGGCATAGGAACGGTCTGTGTTCGCTGGCTGGGTCCATCTGTGGGTCCCCACCGCCCCTCCATCTGTGGGCGTTGGGGTGGTGCTGCCCAGCAACGCCACATAGATGGCAGCATCTGCCTGGACACTGGCATGGGTTGCCCAGCCTGGTGCCTTCCACTCCTGCCACGTTGTGCCTACACCTGCCTGGGTATAGTGGTCTGGTGCCTTGGTGCTGCTGCCTAGGTCTATGATTGCCATGGTGTACCTCTTTGGTGATTGACTATTGGCATTCGAGGCTGAGCCCCACCACTCGAGCTGTCTGGTTTAGCGTGTCATTAGCGTGGGGCCCTTCGCGACCGAACACCACAAACACGGGTTTGGTGGAGTTATATCCGGTGATGGTCGCGTCTAATGTTGTCTCCTGACAGTCATTTGTTGCAGCTGTCAGGGTGACGTTAGATAGGGCTGTGTAGGATGACATGCCCGCAGCTGTGTACGTTGCGCCTGCTGCTTGGTACACGCGCAGGTGCCAACGGGCTGCCAGGCTATTGGATGCGGATGTAACGCCCCACATCCAGCGCACTCGCACGGTGCTAAGCCCAGCAGGCAGGTAGAACCCTCCAGACCGGCCAGCATCGCCGTGGTGGCTGGCGTTGATGTAATCGTGGGCCCCAGCGTTGAAGTTCCAGCAGCCGATACTAAGGCTTGCAGGCGAGGTATCGACCACTATGTTACCGTTCGCAGGCGAAAAGCTGGCATTGCCTGACCAGCTCACAGCAACGGGCTGCCACGTCGATAGAGCGCCGCCCAGGGTTGCGGTCTTCTCATCAGCTCCACCACCACCAGCCGCGGCCCACTTGGCGCCTGAGTCCTCAGTGCTATCAGCAGTCAACACCTGGGCATTACTGCCGACGCCCAGCCTCACATAGGTGGTGCCATTGTGGACAAGGACATCGCCTTTAGCCGCGGCTGTGGCCTGCTCCATATCATGGAAGCGGCCCAGGATGCGCAGAGCGCCGTTGGGCAGCCTTACAGCTGGCAGCCTATGCCTCTGGTCTAGCCACATCTCTACCACGCCAGCAGCGCGCCTTGCGGCCCCTCTGAGGATGGGCAGGCGGATGGGCTTAGACGGGCTGCCTGTGGTCATACCAGAATCCCGTCCCAGCCATCTGAGTGGGGGATGGCCAGCTCTAGCTCTGTCCTGCCCTCCATCCAATAGGTGGTCACCCTGGTCACCATTGCTACCACCCCATCATAGCCAGCCCTTGTGTGGCTGTGGCGCCCCTGCACCTGGTCTGTAGTGATGTCCACGAGGTCGCCTGCTACCAGCTGAGCCATACGCAAGCCCTCACAGGATACCGTCAGGCCCTCCGATATGCTTAGCTCCCAGTAGCCCACACGCCTAGCCACATCCCTGGCCATGTTCTGGGCTGCGCTGCTGGCACTGATAAACAGCCTGTCAAGCAGGTCATGCTCTACCCTCCGTGTGGCTGGCAGAGAATCCACCAGGCCAGTCACTGAGTAGCTGGCCTCATTGCCAGAGCCGCCACCATTATTGTAGTGCACCTGCACCTCGATGGTCTCCGCTCTCTGGCTAGGGTGTCGGGCGTTGTAGACGATGGGCGTGGTGGCGCTGAGGTCAGCGTCAGTGATGGTGATACCGCTGTGCTCATAGGTGCCACTGCGGGCAGTGCTGGCCTGGAATGGGTTCTGGGCACAGCGGGCGCTCAGGTAGCCCTGACGGATAACCGGCCAGATGGCTGCGCCACCGAGCAGGCTGGTTAGCCATGCAATGCCGCTCGACTGCATGTCATGGATGGCCACCTCCCAGGAGTAGAGGCCTCCACCTGTGGCGCATACGGCCAGCCATAGGTCAACATCGTCATCATCTACCCACTCCTCAGGGATGGCATAGCCCCAAGTTAGCGGAAGGGTATCCTTTGCCCCATTGGAGCCAGCCCCTGTGCTCTGGAGGACATTGCGCAGGATGGTCATGGGGTGGCCCTCCACCTTGCCCACCTCCTCCACCAGGGAGCCTATTGCCGCGTCTGCCCTATCGGTGCCCATCTCGTTGCCAGTGCTAACCCCAGAGAATGTGGTGGCTGAGCTGGATGTATATTTGAGGTAGAACGAGGGGTCCCCGCTGATAGGGGTAACAGCCAGCAGGCCAGAGCCGCCGGTCTCCTGCTCAAAGCCTGCCGTTGACACAACCCGAATAGTGGAGTCCCCAGCTGTATAGTCTGTCACGGCCACAGTATCTGTGGCGCTTACACTTCTAAATAGGCTTAGCTGGTTGCTGATAGAGTTAGTCATACGGGTTCCCAGGCCCGTCAGGAGGTCTGAGAACTGTAGCGCCCACTCAGGGTTGCTGCCTGTGATGTTGTCCAGCACACCCAGCGCAATGGGCTCAAAGTGCTCTGTGCTCCAGCCCTCCCAGCCTGCATACAGTACGGCCATTTGTCCAAGCTTCACATTGTCTAGCAGGCCTGTGATGCTGCCTACAATGGTCACAGACCAGGCGCCATGGGTGACGGACCAGGAGCCAGGGGCCACCTGTGAGCTGGTGGTAGAGACCCCTGCCACGCCCAGGCGCATAGGGTAGTCAGAGTCATGGCTGCTGACATGGTAGCTGCCACCGTGCGCGGCGCTGATAACGGCAGGCGCAGCAAACTCAAGGTGCAGCTTTATCGCAGTATGCTGACTATGCAGCGCGTCTAGGAAAGCGGCTGACCATCCCATGGCTAGAGCTTCGTTGTCCCGGCATCGAAGCCCCGCGGAACACTGGCATCCTGGGCCGTGCGACGGGTGCGACGGTTGGCCGCTGAGTCCAGGGAGTAGCCACCCACACCCTCCATGCCAGCGAAGGCATCAAATGGGCCATCTATGCTCACAGGGTAGCCATCCACCACCAGGGCGGCCATCGCTGCCACATCCTGCTCTAGCGTGATGTCAAGGGAGAAGGTGGCGCGGTGGTCATGGCTCACAAAGTTCCGGCCCACTTGGTCATCTGGCAGGCGCAGGCAGGGAAAGAAGTCACGCCAGCGCACCATAACTGGGCTCTCAACGTAATCCTCTCGGATGGCATCCGCTAGGGTGACGCTGTAGCCGCTCGAGCTAACGGAGGTGAGGCGGTTGTATTCCCGCTTATTCTCAGGGTTGGCGCTCTCAATGCACACCACATCATTGGCAGCGATGCCCCCTGTGGCGTCCCACAGGCCATCAAACACATTTGCCGTATTGAGCACCAGAGTATTGCCACGCGTGGGCGCTGTGGTCATGTGGGTGAACCAAGCCTTGTCCTTGCGGGCTGAGAAGGCCACCAGGCCACCGCGCTCGAGGTGGCTGCTCAGACTCTCCAGCTTGTGGTCTAGGTATTGCTCCCCGCCGCTGTTATTCCACTGCCCATAGACAATGGTTACCCTGAGCCTGCCGCCCTGGGATGCCGTGTGCATCTGGCCTGCTGCGGTCCATCCAGCGCGGCGGTGGCGGACAGGCTCCCAGAACAGGTCAGCCAGGGCCTTGTCTAGCAGTAGCTCCTCAGGTGCGGTGCCATCGCCACCAGGCCACCACCAGAACACGGGAGAGGTATCAGGCATCAGCCACCACCGAACAGGAACGAGGAGCCGCGGCCGAACGAGCCATAGACGCGCTCTATCTCCCTCACCAGGGCAGGGATGGCGTCAGGGCTCATCACCGCAGAATGAAAGTGCAGAGCAGGGCCACCACCGCCCTGAGCCCCTGTGCGCTCGCCCAGGGAGCGCCCCTGCTGGGTAAAGCTGCCACCGCGGGCGCGGATGCGCTCACCCTGGTGGACTAGGGCCAGCTGTGTGCGAGGCACCACCCCGCCAGTCTGGAAGCTCTCGAATATGTCACCGCCCAGGTTGAGCGGGTCAATAACTGTCTCCAAGATATCGCCCGCAAGCGTGCCCTGGTTGTCTGTGAAACGCTCAGTTAGCCGCCCCTCAGTGAGTGAGTCCATAAACTCTTTAACGAGGTTTCCGAGCGACTTGATTAGCGCGGGTATAAACTCCACTATCAACACTTTGGGAAGCTCTATAGTCATAATCTCCAAGAGGTGGCCTATGCCCTCAACTATTCCGATTATCAGCTCATCCACAATGTTAGCTATCGCCATAACCAACTCAGGAATAAAGCTAACAGACTCCTTTATGATGCCCGGGATAAGGTTAGGCAGCTCCTCTATGCCTGCCAGGATATTGTCTTGGAACTCGCTAATCCTTGCGATGATGGCGTCTGCTCCCTCTTTCCCGATAGATTCTATCGCCTGGACAATGGCCGCGATGATGGCCGCGATGGGGTTAGATGAGGCTAGGCTTGACACCCCACCTGCAACATCACCCGTGCCGAACTGAGTAGCCGCAGCCACAGCTGTGGCCTGTGTTTCCCTGCGTACAGCCACCTCCTCGGCCGCTGCCTCTGCCGCTTTGTTGGTGGCATCAGTGGCCGCTATGTTGGCCTGTGTAAACCTATCCAGCGCATCGCCTGTCTCCTTGAGGCTATCCCCTATTGCCGCGGTCTCCTCTTTGCCTATGGCCTCGATGTTGATGCCTATGCCAACGTCTGTGAATGTGTCGGCCAGTAGGCCCATCTCACGCAGGAGGGCGTTGACATCCTCTGCCTCTTCCTTGGCCTCTTTAAGGCCCAGGTCATCAGACAGGCCCCCACCGCCCCCACCAGTGACAACACCGTCACCTTCCGACGCCTTTCGGACCGCCGCCTGCTGCGCCCTGAACTTGGTTAGCGCTGTTGTGGCTGTCTCCAAGATTCCAGGCAAGCGGGCCAAGCCAACATCAGTCCTGCCAACCATATCGGATAGCTCATTAAGCGGGGCAAGGCTTCCCTGCTCTATAGCCTCCTTGAGGGCTATAAAGGTTCTGACAATCCCGCCCACATCCTCCTTGAGGCCGGCCACTGCCTCCTCAGCCACCACCGTCATAAACACCAGGCCAGCGCTCAAGTCGTCAATCACCCCACCTGCACCGCTAACCCCAAGGCTTGTGCTTATGGTGTCAGCCGCACCAGCTAGAACCGTTTGAAGGTCTGTGACCTGCCGTTGCCAGTCTGCCGCGGCCTTGGCCGCCTGCGGGCCCACGTCAACGCCAAACTCCGTTGATAGGGCTATGAAGCTCTCCAGGCTGCTGGGGTCACCTAGAGCCTGGAGCAGTTTGGTTCCGCTCTCTCCAAACAGCTGCGTTGCAAGGGCCGCGCGCTCTGTGGGATTCTCCACACCACTTAGCGCTGATGTTATCTCACGCAATACCGTGTCAGTAGACCGTAACCCGCCCTGGGCGCTCAACACCTGGATGCCCAGGGCCTCAAACGCAACCTTGCTTTCACCCGTTCCACGGGCAAAGTCAGACATCCTCTTTGGCAGGCTAACAAGAGCCCCTTCCAGGTTCCCTAGGCTCTGGCCAGAACCCTGGGCAGCCAGGCGCAGGCCTGCCAGGGTCTCTGATGCTATGCCTGTCCTGGTGGACATATCAGAAAGCTCATTGCGGCTATCTGCCATCTGCTGATTAAAGACAACCATGGCCGTGGCGCCTGCAAGGATTGCCTTCCCAAAGTTCGCGGCAACAGTGACGCTTGAGTCCATAGACTCTTTGAGGCTCTGTGTGCTCTGGGCTGTTTTTTCTGCCTCTTTGCCAGTGTCCTCAAGCGTCTTGCTGGCGTTGTCCACCATGTTGAGGATGTAGGTAACGACGGGGTTGGCCATGTTTTACACCGGCAGGTCAGTCATGGAGACGGTGGGGAACACCATCTCCTTTCTGCTGTTGGCCGCCATAATAGCGCGGGAGAGAGCAGCGTCCGCCTGTAGCGTGCCAGCCGCAGCCATAATGAGCCGGAACCAGGGGGCCGCGGCCTCATCTAGCTCGAGGCCCAGCAGCTCATCAGGTAGCCGCCCGTAGCGCTTCGCCATCCTGTCCAGCATCTGCATCTGCCTGCTGTCGCTCAAGAAAGGCCGCGCCCACTTCCTTTGCCCTCCTATAGGCGATGCTGGCCTCCACAGCGATGGCAGCTACCGTGGCAGCATCCAGGGCCCCCACAAACACCAGGCCAGCATCTGCATCCTGCATGTCCAGGGTGGGCACCAGGCGCAGCGGATACCACGTCCGGCCAGTAGCTGAGCCCTCCACGATAGAGATGCAGGCAACCTTCTGCATGTTGGCGATGAGGTCAGCGTTGAGGGCGGCGCGGTCGATGGCCTCTGACTCCTCAGTGCTGGGCCTGGCGGCGCTCAGCACCATGGAGAGGGCTAGCCCCGCCTGGGCTGCCTCCGCTGGGGTCAGCTGGCGTACACGCCACCACATCCCTGCCAGCTCGATGTCACTGACGGTTTTCCCCGCCAGAATCTCAGCGATGGGGTTCTTGCCCCCTGCTCCGTTTTGTCCTGCCATGTGCCTGCCCTCCTGTCATGGTGGCATCTGGTGGCGCTCTACACGTCGTAGAGCGCGCTAGAATCGTTCACGAGCACCATCTGGATGCCCTTGTTGCTGGCATCCGCCAGGCACTTGCCCACGATGCTCTGAGTAATGACACCTTCAGTGCTCACCGGGTCAGTCAACTCAGCAATGAACACATTGTGGCCGGTGATAGTAAAGCTCAGGTTTCCGCCCCCGCTAAACACCAACACCATACTGCTAGTGGTGCCCGCAATGAGGCCAGCGTGCAGGTGGTCTGAGCCAGACTGCCATCTGTGAGTGATGCGGAAGGTGGCCTCTCTGAAGCCTCCAAAGTCCGGCTCATCGGTGGTGAGGCTACCCAGGCTGTGTCGCCGCTCTAACTTGTTGTCTATGGACAGTTCGAAACTGGTCAGCTTGCTAAACGTTTGGCTATTCCAGCTGAGCGTGCCTGCGTGGTTGTGCGCGATGGGCGTGAGCGTGCTCTCAAAGGAGGGCGCTGATGCAGCGGCGCGGCCATCATCAGTCTGGCTGATACCACCCACGCGGTAGCGCATCAGCTCACCAGGCACCACAGACAGGGACAGGGTGGAAACCTTGAAGCCCTCATGGCTGTCACTGGTGCCATTGCCCTTTTTGTTCTCCACGGTCCAACTGGGCAGCGTGGTGGCAGGGTTAAAGGTGGTGGTGTACGGCCCCGCGCCGGTCTCCGCGCCTGCGCCTAGGGCGCCCAGAATCATGTTCCCAAACGCTTGGCTATCGTAGTAGGCCACAGACTCAAAACCACCACCAGCAAAGTCATTTGCCTGGTATGTGTTGCGGCGGAATCCCTCAGAGGAGCCGTATAGGTGAGGGCGGAAGGGCCGCTCTATAGTGCGCTGGAGGTCAGAAGATACCGTCTTGGTCCAGTGGTCAATAGTGAGAGGCGTTCCCCAAGTGACCTCTTTCTTGAGCCCAATTGCTGAGCCTCGTCCTACATTTGCAAGTGCCATGGTTTAGTCCTCGTCAGGCTTGACCACACGCAGGAGGGCGCGCGGGTTGTAGGTTAGCCCCTCTGAGGTATTGACCGTCAGAGAAAGCGTGTAATCGGTGTCGGTTGCGCCAGCTTTGACCGTGGTTCTGGCCCACCAGGGGCCCACCAGTCTGGTGTCAGCCTCAGTCTTGAGACCGGCCTGGTCAGAGTCTGACAGGAGCACATCGAACTGGAGCGCCTGAACCTCTTCCCACAGGGTCGCACCGTTGTGCGTGTGGCTGGCGCGGGCCAGCAGGCGGCGCAGGTCCCACCACACAAAGATAGTCTCAGTGAGCGCCTTGACCACATCCGCGCGGGGCTTGGTGGCCCCTCGAGGCTCAGGGCGCGCGCGCACGATGTAGGTATGCGGGCCATAGGCAGGCTCCACATAGCCGGTGTCTGCGCTGCTGATGGTCACACTAACGGAGGCGTCAGATACCACTGCCTCCTGGTCCCAGTAAAGCCAGAGGATGTAGATGGTGGCAGCCACAGGCGCAATGGGGTCTAGATTGAGGGTGCCCGTCTTGTTGGCCTGATTCCAGCCTGTGCGCTCGAAGACCACCGCGGTTGTGCCGTCCTCCTTGGTCACACGCAAGTCACTGCCATTGGCTGCCACGTTGTCCCAGAACCAGTCAGGTGCTGCGGCCAGGTCAATGGTGGCCTCAGTGTTGCTGCCACTGAGATGGTTGATGTTAAGCGCCATCCGCTTGAGCCATCGGTTGCTACCACTGGGTGCTATCCATGCCATGGCTATGCTCCCGTCTCCATGGCAACGTATGCCTCGAGGCTCACCACCACAATGCCATAGGTCGCGCCGGTCTCAGGCGCTGCGCCAGCAAAGGAGGTGGCAGACATGATGACATCATACACCGAGCCGCCCAGGCTCCTGTCTGCCTCGATGGCCCTCAGGATGTCATCCATGAGGTCCATGGCTGCGGTGGTTAGTGTCAGCTCATCGTCTGAGGTGGCCTCTACCCAGCCCACAATAGTCATGTTGAATTCGCGACGGTACACGCCTAGCTCAACGTGCTGGGCTGTCTCCACGCTATCCACCCACACCACCGCGCACGGTGGGGTCACTGGTGGGCTGGTGTAGCGCCCCTGGACTACTCTGCCTGTGCCGCTGATGTCGGTGGTGTAAACCCCTGCCCCGTTGATGTTGGCCAGCTGGGTGGCCACCTGGCCCCAGACTGTGGCGGTGGTGCTGGCCATCAGATGCCCTCACCCTGTAGGGAGACCGCTAGCAGGCGGCGCAGCACGGGGTCAGACTTTGCAAGCACGCTGTCAACAGCACGGCCTAGAAACAGCTTGCGCTTTATCTTTGTACTCTTGGTGAGCTTGTACCAGGCGCGGGGTCTGCCGTCTGGCAGGGTGTCATCATTGCGGCCCAGGAAGGCTGCGCCGCTGCGGGCCTTGAAGACAAACCAGGGGATACCGGTATCCCGCAGCTTTTCGCCCACAAATCGGTCAACACCTGCACCAGTTAGCGCAGGGCGCAGGGGGACGCGCAGATACCGGCCAGCGGGAGCCCTGACAGTGCCCCCGAACTCTTGAATACCTGCATAACGGATAGGCCCCTCAGCATCCCTGCCGCCTGCCTGGAGGGTCACCTTAAAGCCCTTTCCATCCACCAGCACATCGCTGCGGATGCTGCCGCGTAGCCTAGATGTGCGGGTGCGCATGGATGCCTTGGCGTTGCGGTCTGCCTGACTCACTAGCTCCAGGCGCATGGCCTCCAGGTTCAAGCGCAGGCGTCGGCGAAACTCGCCAGCTCCCAGCCGCTTGACTGACTGCTGCCACTCACTGAGGCTGATAGTGCCAGCCATCAGGATAGCCAGAACGCAGGTTGCCGATAGGGGCCCAGCAGCTCAAGCACATCCTCATCAAACTTGGGCAGCCGCAGCGTCTTGCTGCTGGGCCCTGCCACGATGTTGAGCGACCCTGCCGTCTTCCAGGCCTCCCATGTGCGCGCAGTGTGGCGGCAGATGGCCTCTAGCAGCGAGTCAGGCGCGGTGCTCCATCCACAGACCACCACCGCCTTGATGTTGCGCGGGGCCGCTGTCCAGGCGTGTGAGGCGTCAGGGTCTAGCCAGATGTGCCCAAGGTCTCCCTCTAGCGTGTAGTCAGAGGAGGCCACCAGGGTGCTGGCACCGTAGGCCCATAGGCTGTCATCGTGCAGCGTGGTGACGCTGGTACAGGGCGCATAGGGCAGGATGAGCTTGCGGCCATTCTCAGCGCTCACATGGAGCCAGCCATCGCGGGAATACAGCGTGTAGCTGGTGCTATCAAGGGTGACATCACCAGCCGCCGCGGCAGGCCGGAAGCCCAGATATGCCGCAATGGCAGACTCTACGCGCGCAATCACTTTGTTGACTTTGGCATCCTCACCAGAGGCCAGGCCAGGCAGGTAGTCATACGCATCAGAGGCTGAGGCCAGGGCCATGCTACACCTCCGAGTCGGGCTTGCTCATCGCGCGGCTAGCCCGCGGGGCCTTCATGGCTCGGCTCTTGGGCTTGCGCCGCGGGGCCACTGAGAAGGCGGCAGGGTATGCAGCCAGCAGGCAGCGCGCCGCGTAGTCTGACACGCTGCGGGCATCGCCATCAGCCCAGGTGCCCAGGTCCATGGTGGACAGGCCAGGGCCAGTGTAGCGGAGGCGCATCACAGCCCCGCCCGCTTGCGCCATCTGCTGTATTGGGTGGCGTTTGTCACCCGGAACCTGTCAGGGTGGTCTGCCAGCATCCTGTCAACGTCCAGCACGCAGCCCTTGCCATCAGTACCTGACACCAGTTTGCGCACCTCTCCAGAGGCCCACCGCTTAACGGCCACATGGCAGCCGCTGTAGCTGCCTGGGCCTTGGTTCTGGATGTAGCGCGCCGCCATGCTTGGGCTCCTGTCAGGCCCCTGCGGGCTAGTCGCGTGCATGCTCGAGGATAAGCACCAGCTCAGCATCCAGGGCCACGCCGGTGCCACCATTAACAGTGGTCACCTTGATGGGCTCGGTGGCCTCGTAGTCCATGAGGTCGCCAACGGCTGTCTCAAATGTCACTGCGGTATCAACAGAGGCATCAGGGCTAATGCCCTCGATAGTGCCAGCTGCCAGGGTGCCATCGCTGCCGCTGTCGGTGTCACGATTCCAGACCAGCGTGCTGCCATTGCTGGCCCACACGTTGACATCTACGAAGTTCGAGGCATGGCCTGTGGCTGCCACGTTGCCCGTCAATAGGACGCCCCGCAGGCGAACCTTGCGGCCAATGCTGGCGTAGTAGATGCCATCAGTGCCAGCGGCATCATCGAGGTGGATTCTGTAGCGCTCGAAGCCCATGAGAGGCCCCCTGAGGTGTGAGGTCTAGAGGTTGAAGCCAAAGGCTGTGTTCTTGGTAGCTGCCGGGTCGGGGCTGTCGAACACTTCGCGCAGGGTGGCCACCATGTGAACCGCGCCTGACTTGATGTCCTTGTCAATCTCGACCGTTTGGCCGCGTTTGCTGTAGCGCTGGAAGGCGTCCAGGTCTGCCAAGACAACACCAGTGGTGGCGCCTGATGCAGTGTATAGGCCAGTGGCTGCCAGGTCGTTGGACATGTACCGGCTCATCACCAGTGGCACACCCAAAATCTGGGCCAGCTCACCGGTCAGAACCGTGGCCGCTTGCCCGTACTGGTCAACAGTGAGCACCTGGGTGAGGGTCAGGAAGTCTGTCACCATGGCTTCAGGGCTGGTGATGGCCACCAGGTTGCCCACACCACGCTCACCCAGGTCTGCCATCAGGGTGGCGAAGTTCGCCACGCTCATGGTGCCGCTGAGGTCTGTGGTGGTCGAGGCGTCATAGCTATTGGCGCGCAGGCCCAGGAAATAGCGGCGGTGGTCAGCATCACCACCCAGGTTGGCAGAGCCCCAACGGGAGCGGATGTTCCACTGGGCGATATCATCCTGGTGGGTGGCGGCTGAATCGCCGTTCACCATGGCGTCTTCATAGCCATCCTCGAGCGCGCGCAACAGCTCACGCCGGAGGATGGAGGCAGCCGCGATAGCGCTGTCCTCCATGGCTGCATCATCCACCACAAAGTGAACGGCCAAGCCGGACATGCTGATGGTGGTGTCTGCCGTAGTGGGCGTGGACGCCGTGTAAGCAGCAGGGTCATCGGTGGTGATATTCGACTTGATGTAAGGTTTGCCGCCTACGGTCAAGCGCGGTCGCAGGATGGTGTTGCCTGTGACGTTGACTTGCGGGAAGAGCGCGCGCAGGCGCCGGGGCGTCTGGAACTCCTGGTACACATCAGGAATAAACTGGTCAGGAATCCACTCAGCGCCTGAGCCGGCCACATCGTAGAAAGCCTTCTCCATCGCGGTGGTGAGACCACCAGGGCCGCGCAACATGTGCTTGTAGAGGTCCGCATCCAGGTTGGGCGTAGAGGCACGGCCTCGACCACCGCCGCTCATCTTCTGCGCAGCGCGGGCCAGGTTCCTGAAGCTGTAGCGCTTGATTAGCTCTTGGTGCCACTCGTTGCAGGGCTCAGGGTCGTCAAGCAGACCATACTCAGTGGTCTTGACGCTCACCCCGTTGGGGAGAGTGACGTGCGTGTCGCCAGCCGTCCAGCGAACACCCTTGATGCCCTCAGGCCCGCGCTCAACATACTCAGTCAACCGCCGGTCTCCACCGTGCATCTCAGGGGCCAGCGTCCGAACTTCGCTGAGCGCCCGCTGTGCTGCCATCAGGTCGTCAACCTTAGTGGTCAGCTGCTGGTTTTTGGCGTCTAGCTCATCGCCACGCGCCATCAGCTTGGTCTGCTCGTTGCGCAGGTCAGCGATGGTCTGGAGGGCTTCGTTGCGGTCCATGGGTTGACTCCTAGTCAGCCGTAGTCAGGTAGGCAGCCAGCGCATCATCGCCGGTCATGGTCTCAGGTGCAGGCTCAGGGAGGCTGAGCCTGTAGGCGTCGATGAGGCCAGCCACCAAGGCGCGCGTCTGCGGGTCACTCCGCAGCGCCTCGCGCAGTGTATCCAGCACAGAGCCATCAGCAGGGGCGGCCACATCATCCAGCCAGCTCTTGGCAGAGGAGGCCAGGGCCTTGGCCGCTAGCGCCTCCTGCTGCACAGGCACAGGGGCGGCGCTCAGCTCGAGCAGCTCAGCCCGCTCGATGAGAAAACCGCGCGGCCCATGGGCGGGGTGGTCCTCTGATAGCTCCGAGCGCTCGCGATACTGGAGAGGCCGGAAGCCGACGCTAACGCCCTGCATGAAGCCCTCACGGAACTGCCGCGCCATGGTAGCGCCCAGCTCAGACGCTGTGTCCCATACGATGGTCATGGCCAAGGCCTTGCCGCCGCTGGGGTGGTCTACCAGCTCGATGTCGGTGCCCCGTCCCACAGGCGGGGTGGAGTAGTCATGGAACGGCATAATCACGGGGTTGGCCCGGAAGCTGTCCAGGTCCCAGCCGTCCTGCATGATGATGTCACCGTACCGGTCCACAGAGGCCGTGCTAGCGATTACCCGCGTAGTCCCAGAGTCATCGCCCTTATCCTCGTCACCCTCATCAGCCTTGGCCTGCACCCGCTCGATGGAGGCCGACCGCGTGTAAAGGGTGAGCGCGCCAGCATGGGCCAGCTGTAGGACAGTGGCGCGGTTGGGGCCGCTGGGTGAGCGCATCGCTATACCTCGTGACGTGTGTAGCATATGGGCGCCATGTCGCGCAATGAAACGGAGGCGTTTCATTCTGACACCTGCCACGCTGAGGCTACAGGCTGGGCACCCCGCCCACCACTCGGTTTTCCACCTGGCAGCGGCAATTGATGCTCTCACCTGCCTCAGCGAAGCCACCAGGATGCAGGGCGCTATTGCCATCGCCAGAGGTGAAGGGCTCACCCATCCCGCGCTCTTGGCCATCCATGGTGATGTGAGAGTCACGTACAGCCTCATCAGCTGCCGTTGACCACACGCGCATGATGGTGAGGCCCTGGTCAGCCGCACGCTCAGCAGCTGCCAGGCCGCCCAGGTTGGTGGCCCTGGTGGCCTCAGTGCGAGCGATGCGCAGGGCCCGCGAGCGACCAAAGGCCGACGCGTCCATGATGCTGGCCTTAATTTCACCGATGGTGGCGTTCTCTGCCAGGCCCCGCTCAACGCTCATCCTGACGGCCTCAGATGTCACCTTGGTGGTGGGCTTTAGGAACTCGTGTAGGGCTCGCACAGGGCCTGGGTCGGTGGT